TTTTCGCATAACTTTCCACGAATCCCTCCAGTGCCTTCCGCTCACTGGCAAACATCGTTCCCCGAAATTTATCTTGAGACCAATACAACGGACGAACACCATACGGGTCTCTTGCGACCACATATTCATTGGTCGTCGCATCGTATAACACCAGCGAAAATACACCGTCTAGAGCCCGACAAAATGTCACTGCATCTCCACACGATCTCCAAAGCTCTCCAAGCACCTCACAATCTGATCCACTCTTTGACACATATCCCAGAGCGTCTTCAATCTGCCGAGAATTGTAAATCTCTCCATTACACATCCAAGTTGCAGAAGCAGAAGCAGAACCAGAACCCTGTGTAAAAGGTTGCATTCCGTCTGGATTCAGTCCATTGATAGCCAGGCGAGTGAAGGCAAATGTTGCTTTGGCATCGCCTCCGATTTCCTCGATACGAGTCCCCTCTGGCCCACGTGCTACGATATGCTCAACAGCCTTGGATATCTTCTTGGTGTCCACATGAACACCTTTCGCATGAATCCATGCCCATATCCCACACATAACTCTACAGTAATTATTTTAAAACCTTAGACCAGAATGGACGCAAGTGATCTTATTCGGAGAAAAATACAAGCAACTATAGCGGAGGGAGCAGTTGCCATCGCTAAACAAGCAAATCCTGCGTTCATACCTACAACCACAAACAATATTACTCTGCTAAGCACAATCACGTTTGCATCACAGGACGACAAAATGAATTTTGAGGCCGGTATGAAATATGTGTATTATGATGCTGCGGGAGTTCCCACCATGTCCACAATGAATTTCTGCTCACAACGCCTCCCTAAACAGTAATAACATCTTTTAGAAAGAATGTCCAAGGCCCAGGCACAAGCCCAGACCCAGGTCCAAAAAACAAAAGCAGAGCGAGTCAAAGAATCTGTAACTTTGCTGAAAAGGCTTATGGAAGTGGGAATACATTCCGAAGACCTCGGTTACAAGGCCACGAAACAAGCCCTGGACACCTGGATTTCCGATGGCGTTCCCAAAACAGAAACCATTGATTTTGCGAGATATGGTCGCATAGGTCATTTGACTCTTCCAGAGCACGCAGGAAAACCTCCCACGTTTTTGTTGAAAGCAACGGAGGAGCTGAAAGAACAACTTGCCTGAAACAAGCCAGTCCCCCACCAAGGCCTTAACGGCGAGCACCCATAAATAATAGATGCCTATCCTTGCAACTTTATCCGCAATGGCAACATCCGCAATCGGCAAAGCAATCGGCTCTGCTCTTATTTCTTATTCTACGCATTATGGAATGACAAAGATGTATAACGCCGCATGTGTCCCTGACGGACTTTGGGGATTTCTACAGGGAATGGTGACCTCTGGAAGTCCCGTGTGCCAGCTCGGTGTTCAGGTAATCAGCTCTACGCAGGTGTCCTATTCATCCATCATCATGATGGGCATTTCCCGTATTCTGTTGGACATTGTTGCTCCTTCTTCATTTGAAGGGAAACCAGCCTTTGCTCCTACTGCAGTAGACGCGGCCCCTTCTCACATTTAAATTATGAAGCGAATCATCAGATGAGTGCTTCAGCAGAAGGCTCGTTATACGAGCTCGTCTCCCGAGGCAAGAAAGACGTTTATTTTTTCCAAGACCAACACGATAGTCGGTTCGCCTTTGACAATACGTATGCCGCACAGACTCCGCGTCTGGAAGAAATGCGCCGCATTCTCCCCATGACCGCCGTGGAATTCGGACGTACCGTGGAGTTTGAGTTTGATTTGGTCGGCGACCTGATGAAATCGCCGACCCTGGTCATCCAACTCCCCACATGGCTTCCTGATGCACAGGCGAAACTCGTCAGGAATTCGGTCATAAACGACGCAGAAGGCATTTCCTACGGATATATCCAAGGAATCGCCTATTTCTTATTTGAAAAAATCGGATTCTATCAGGATAACATATTACTACAAGAATTCAGCGGGGATACGTTATGGGCCTTGTCCAAAAACGTCGGCACATACGGCCAAGGCTTCATAACTACAGCACAGACAGGCAGCCATGGTGGCACGTCACTAGAAGTCGGCAGAAATGCGTCCCCGCCCACCTTGCGTCTAGAGCTTCCCCTCCTAGGCTGTCAACAAGGCCCATCTGATGTTGGATTTCCCCAGAGGGCGATGACGAAGCATACATATAGACTGCGTTGTAAGTTGAGGAAACTAGAAGACCTCGTGGAATCTTCGAATCCTACAGCAACCGCAAAGGCCATACCGTGGGGCAGAGTACTATACCAACAAACATCGCCCACTGCAGCACCAATAGAATTCCGAACCCTTGAGCGAGAGAATATTCTACAACCCAAGATTTCTCTAGAAACCATGCAAATCTATGTGGACAAGGATGTCCAGCAGGCCATGGAAACCCGACCTGTAAAAACCCGCTTCTCCAGAATATACGAAAACAAATTCACGCAGAGCAGTCTAGATTATTCCAATGTCATTGCTGGAGGAGTAGCCACTGTTTCTCGGCGTCTTGATGGACGGCATCCTGTTAGTAGAGTCACCTGGTATTTCCGAAACGCCACCGATACAATGGCGAATCGTCTGTATAAAATAAATACGGACAACGGAAAACCCTATTACAACAGCCTATCGTTTCTGATGGCCGGCCAAACCCGTGAATTTCCCCGCAGCCCGCTCATATGGAGAGATGTAACGAATTATGCAAAAGAAGATACTGATTCTGGCTTGGAAATCAATACGATGAACTGGTCCTTCGGTGCAATCGCCCCTTCCAGATTTACAGATATAGGCTCCCAAGTGGGCGGGGCGGTGAATTTCTCTAGTGCTGATAAACCCACGTTCTTCATTGACCTAGCGGCGCCCGGCACCTCCTCTGCGAGGTCTACAGAGTTGTTCGTCATTACAGAGGGCTGGGCCGAGTTACGCACGGATGGAAAAGGGCGTGCAGAACTTCTTTCCATGAATTAATAATCGTCGGTGTTAGAGATGAGCGTGGAAGACTTGCCACTTGCTCCTGCCCAGTCCCAAGGTTTCACTCGGCCGAGCGGCGATATTGTGACCCTGCTTGACCTTACTCCGAGGGATTACCAGGACAACGAATTCACGCCGCTATCATCGGATAAAACATGGTGGCTTCCTGAGCAGTCCCGTCGCCTAAGGCCGTTTTCCACCTGTGTCCAACAATACCCCTTTCGTGGCCCCACCGGTTTCGGCCAACGATTCACCTTCGATTTGAAGTCCACAAGTGGTGGGGATATCCTCTTTAACACAGTACTACAAATAGACCTCAGTCATTGGTTCAATGATACCGACTTGCTCCGTATGGAATCTGGAAGATACGCCGCCCCTGCTTCTTTCATAGGGTCTATTGGCCAATCTGGTATTATTAGTGTCACGACTATGATATATGGAATTGTAACCATTGGAACACCTGTCGTGGGGGAGGGTGTTCTTGCTGGGACTATAATAACAGGGTTTCTTTCGGGAACTCTGGGTGGAGTGGGTGTATATAGCATTAATAACACTCATCCTGCAGATATTATTGGAATAAAGATTTCTTCAGGATCTCAAGGAGAACAATGGTTATACGCAAATTCTCTCGGCACGGTTATCTTAGAGCGAGCTGAGTTGGAAGTCGGCGACCAAACGATTGAAATCGTAGATGGAGATTTCTTGAACGTGTCCAGCCTATTATTCCAAGACCTGAATTCCCAATTCGGTCTAGCGGCCGATGGGCTTGGAAGACAGCCATTGGGAACTTTTTTACAGAGTCCTCTGGCGAAACCTTTTCCCACCACGAGTCGCAGCCTTTTTATCCCGCTGCCGTTTTTCTTTTCTCGTGTGAAGCTCCAGGAAGCATTTCCTGTCCTCGCATGCAAAGAAGGCTCTATTCGCATTCATGTGCAGCTACGCCCTTTCAAAGAATGCGTCCGACTTATATCAGGACGTCGTGCTACCTGCGATGATACTCCCCTCGGTAAATCACTCATTGTCATGGACACATCCACATCCTCTAGCACAACAATACGAACATACGATAATATCCCCCAATTCAAGAACATCCAGCTCATTACGTATTCAGCTCACACAGATGGCTCAATCCGCAATAAGATTCTGCGAAATCCTTTTGAGATTCTGACGCGCAATGTGACGACTTTCCATTTTGCAGAGCCTCTCAAATACGCCGTCAATAAAACAAGCCTCGATACAATCCAAGTGTTGCTGCCCCTGGAATTGAATCATCCTGTGGAAGAGATTATCTGGTTCGTCCGTCGTAAGGCGGCGGAGTTCAATAATGAATGGACGAATTATTCGGCCGTCACAAGTTATGAATATGATGCGACCTATAATCCCACCAAACCCCTCTTACACTCGGCCACCATTCAATGCAATGGCGTCGATATTGTCCGAGCAGAAGAGCAGTGGTTTCGTCAGCATATTTCCCTAAGGCACAAGGGAGGAATTGCCGCATATGAAAATTTCATATACGGATATTCCTTTTCCAGCACGCCTGGGCGTCATCAGCCGGCAGGCACGGCGAATGCTTCTCGCCTACAATCTATTCGCCTGGGGCTAAACATTACCCCGCCAGGAGGTGTATTTGAGCAAGACTGGGAAGTCAAGGTGTTTGTTCTTGCGATTCAGTGGCTCCGTTTTCAGGATGGCTTGACAAATAAAATGTATACGGATTAAAATGTATTCCATAACGTAAGAAAACCTTCGGTAGAACATTATACACTGCGTCAAACATTAGCAAACCTCCACCAAAGGAAATAAATACTTCATCCCAGAAATCGAAATCTGAAGAGCCGGCAATGAAGAAATACACCATCAAGAAAAGTCCAAGGAAGACTTTGAAGGCAACTTCCGATAGTAGGTATATTACGGAATCTTCCTTTTGCAGCTTTAATAATATAAGTACAAGCTGAACGACCATCGCCACTTTCAAAAACATGAGGAATACATGATGACTCTTCATCTTATAATAAGTCCCCATCGGTCCGTTCTAATTATCCATAATATCTCCTACACTCGTGAACAGATTGATTGCATCCAAGAAAAGTCCTAGAGAAGCATCCACATAATCCGGAGTACGGTTCTTGAGCCGTGCAGCAATCTCCTTTATTCTCTGCGTATCATACGCAACGAAGATAGAAAACAGTCCAGCTCCAAACCAAGATAGAGCCTCGCTCAAAGAAGATATAGTTTCCATCTTCACGCCGCCAAAGGCACCAGCTATCAACAAGAGCCTAGCAACAATGAGACCAATGAGTGCTGCCAACAGATAAGAGCCGAATCCGAGAATATTCTGCTTATCATAAAACCCCAACACAGTCATCGCACCGAAAATACCTGCCACAGTCACCAATACATCCTTTAACACATTTTCCGCCTTCAGCCGTGCAACAAAGTTCGCCAGGACTTGGCCCAGAGTCACCGCAAAAAGTGCAAACAACGCATATTTCAGAGGTCCCGGTTGTAAATACATCATGGCAAATAAAAGCACAAACGTCAGCACAATTTCCACGATTTGTGCAGCCATGGTATCACTCACAGGGTAGTTTGAGCTTAACGCCGTAAGGCCTAGACCAGCGAAAAGGTGTAGATAGGTTATGCCTATAAAATTGCTGCCGTTGCTGGAGCCTAAGACCATTCTTTCTATTCTGCTCTAAAGATTTTGTAAAGGGACAACATCAGAATGGCCTCAGCGGGTCTATTAAGGCTCTTGAACTCGGGAATGCAAGATGAGCGGCTCCTCGCCCCGAAAGGACAGCCGAGTACCGACGCATTCCAAAGGGCCTATGTAAAAGGAGGACGATTTACCACGGAATGGTATCGCGTGGATTTCGATAATCGGCCGGCATTTGGAAGCACCGCCAGAATCACGGTGCCTCGCAGAGGACATTTAGTGACTCGTGCATTCCTCGTCACCACCATGCCAGATATTTCGACGGCACAGGCGGCGGCGAGAAAATACGCCACCGACCGCGGACTCCAATTCGCCGGACCCACATTCGGCTGGACGAATTCCATTGGCAACGCACTCGTTGTTTCTGCAGAGCTGAGTATTGGGGGCAACAGAATAGACACACTTGACGGAAAACTCTTGGAAGTTCTGGACGAGTTCCATACTCCCCTGGAAAAAACCACTACTGTAAATCGTATGCTAGGTCGCCATGACAATGGATTCACACCCAAATCCAATGGATTCTCAACATCCGCTCAACAACTCGTCACCCCTCTCCCCTTCTGGTTTGCACGTGGCGACCCTTCCATGGCCTTACCCATTGACGCCCTAGGCAATGACCTGGTGCAAACATCGGTCGCATTCAACGTGGTGGATGCCCTTTATACGACAACAAGTCGCATCAAAGACCCTCGCACCTATGTGATAAAACCAGGTAGCCCGGCAGTGTCGCCCACGGAATCCTTCTATACAACCGCCGGCTGTGCGAGGATTTTCAACAAAGGAGATGAGGCGAGAGCCGCCGTCCCCGCCGTAACAGGAAGTCTTGCCATGCCCCCGATGGCGGGCAGTCCGTTTTATGTGCTTGATAACCCGCCAACCGCCGATGGAAAAGAAGTGTTCGGCCTCAACGGAAATCCCGAGAAATCCGTGAGAGTCCGAGAAATTCCCGGAATCAAGATGCCCGATACATTCCAATTACAGGATTCCTACATGTTGTTTGAATACGTGTATCTGGACGGCCCCGAGGCAAACAGAATCCGTCTCGCCGATTTGACGTACCCCATAGTCCAACATTATCCTTTTACACATGACACGAAAGGCCTGGCGAAAACCAAGATTTCTCTACGCATACCCAATCCTTGCCGAGATATCTATATGGTCGCACACAACCCTTCCGCCGATTTGCTGAATGCTCCATTCTTGGCAACCCGAGATTTATCTGGCTTGTATATTTCTGATTTGAGTGGGATTGGTCCGATTGCTCCATGGTGGCCCGATGCAGCAGGGTTGACTCTTGACAGATTTACTCCGCTTGTTCCTGCATATTCTTCCATAGATTCCGAGCCTATTCAAAGCCTCCAGTTATTATACGAAGGCAAAATGATACGATATGCCACGGATTCTCCAGCATTTTTTCGGTCGATTCTGCCCACCGTGGAACAACGAAAAACACCCTGGCATCATAAATATTATTATCATTTACCCTTTGGCACACACTCTGAGGAATTCGGTATCAGCAACCCTATGGGGCAAGCAAACTTGGATAAAATTACTAGGATAGAGCTTTCTCTAGGATTCAAACCATTTCGTGGGTCTATCCTAGAATCTGATGTTCCAGCATATACAATCTATGTATGGGCGGAAACATATAACATGTTACGAGTCTATGGTGGGCGTGGAGGATTAATGTTTAATTATTGATGATTAGGAAGTTGTTAAACTTATAGCGTGGGATTGCTTTGCTTTTACTATAAGACTATACAATGTCCCAGAATTCAATCCGTCAAACATTGCTGATTTGGAAGTAAGTCCATTATCGGCGGAAGGAGTCGCTTCATATTCACCGTTCCACCTTACGGTGAATCAAGAAGAATTTTAGAAGATGCTGAAGAGTTTATGTTATTGTGAGTTGAGGCGAAGTATAATACCCAGTTATATATATGTTATTTGACCTATCGCATACACTATCAGTAGGTCTTTCATCGTTAGTTCCAGAAATGTTTCTTGCCCATTGAGGTGTTCCATCAGAATTATATTTCACTATGAAGGTGTCAATCATACCAGAATTTGTTAAGGTATTAAAACTACTTCCATCTGCATTATAAATTGTTAGAGGATTTGACCTATACCATCCATTCATATATACATTGTTTGAAGCATCACATAAGATACGTCCCGCGTCGTCACCACCAGTTCCACCAGCCCTTCTTGCCCATTCAGGTGTTCCATTAGAATTATATTTTACTATAAAGATGTTTTGACCGCCAGAATTTGTTAATGTAGTAAAAGTGCTTCCATCAGTATTATAAATTTTTAGAGGATTTGAAATATAGATTCCATTTATATATACATTATTTGAAGCATCGCATACCATACTTCTCGCTTGGTATCCACCAATGATTCTTGCCCATTGAGGTGTTCCATCAGAATTATATTTCGCTATGAAGATGTTAATGTCGTCATATCTTGTTAGGTTAGTAAAAGTGCTTCCATCTGCATTATAAATTGTTAAAGGATTTGAACTATAGTATCCATATATATATACATTATTTGAAGCATCACATACCATACTTCTATTTGAATCTTCATATACCATACTTCCCGGGGTTTCACCATAAGTTCCACCAAGCTTTCTTGCCCATTGAGGTGTTCCATCAGAATTATATTTCACTATGAAGATGTCAAATTCTCCAGAACTTGTTAAGGTAGTAAAAGTGCTTCCATCTGCATTATAAATTCTTAAAGGGTTTGAATCATAGTATCCATAGTATCCATTTATATATACATTATTTGAAGCATCAAATACTATACTTACCGGTTGGGTCTCAGAAATAATTCCACCAGCCCTTCTTGCCCATTGAGGTGTTCCATCAGAATTATATTTCACTATGAAGGTGGTAGAATAAACTGCAGAATTTATTAGGGTAGTAAAACTGCTTCCATCGGCATTATAAATTGTTAAAGGATTTGAATTATAGTATCCAATTATATATATATTATTTGAAGCATCACATATTATATTTACCACTTGGTCAATACCAGTTCCACCAGTTCCACCAACCCTCCTTGCCCATTCAGGTGTTCCATTAGAATTATATTTTACTATAAAGATGTTTTGACCGCCAGAATTTGTTAGGTTACTAAAACTGCTTCCATCTGCATTATAAATTGTTAGAGGGTTTGAATCATAGTATCCAGTTATATATACATTATTCAAAGTATCACATACTATATTTACGGGTTCGTCCCGACCAGTTCCAGCAGCCCTTCTTGCCCATTGAGGTGTTCCAGAAGAATCGTATTTCACTATAAATATATCCTTGCTGCCAGAATTTGTTAGGGTAGTAAAAGTGCTTCCATCAGTATTATAAATTATTAGAGGATTTGACCGATAGATTCCACATATATATACATTACTTGAAGCATCAAATATCATACGGATTGGGTTGTCTTCCGAAGTTCCACCAATAGTTCTTGCCCACTGTGTTGTTCCGTCAGAATTGTATTTAACTATAAATGTATCATAATTGCCAGAATTTGTAAGGGACGTTATCCTAAAAACATTAAATGAGCTAGATGAAGTATTTCCTATAGAATTCACAGCTGTAATTACAACACTATAAGAATCGTTTTGGGCAAGTCCATCAAACGTTGCAGACTTGGATGCAACACCATTATCAGCGGAAGGAGTAGCTTCCACTCCGTCAACTGTATATGTGTAAGAAGTCGCCCCATCACCACCGCTCCAACCGACTGTGAATCCAGAGGAAGTTATGGAAGAGCTTAACATATTTGTAATCGCAGAAGGGGGTGTGGTTTGGCCTGCTGTAGTTGTCACAGTGATGCTTTTCGGCTGTGTGGAACCTGTCAAATTTGTCGCCGTGATTGTAACCACATATTCTGTATTCGGTGTTAAATCACTTAATGAGACCGAATTATTGCTTGTTCCAAAATCTGCCACTGTTACATTTGATGCAGGTTGTCCTCCTTGTGTTATATCATACGTATAGGAAATAGCCCCATATCCACCAGACCAAGTGACAGCGAAATCGTAGAGTGTTACACCAAGAGGCGAAAGATTTGTAAGCTCTGTGGGAGCAGTGAGGGTTGTATCAAACACGATTTTACGAATACATCCTTCTGCAGGAGAATAGGAATATATGATATTATTGGAAGATTTCACGAGTTGTAGGGGCATCATAAACGACGCCGACATTAAAGGGCCATCCTGTGTTCCTACATTTCCACTCCCTGCAGCCAATATTGTGTTTCCGCTGCTGTCTACTCGTAAGAATACATTATCTGAGGCTGTATCCGCCACTATGAAATTCCTATTGGGAAAGAGGAATAGGGCGACAGGACTATCTACCGCCGTTGTTTGGGCCGTTATTTCTAGTTCTGAAACAACGGAAACAGGATAGGGGACCGTTGTTAAATCAACGGCTATTATATTTGTAAAAATTCCACTCAGCATATATAAGGTATTTCCATCCAATACTAGACGATTTGTTCCAGGATACAGTGCACCAAGAAGATTGTTTGGATTATTTGAGAACTGGGAGCTGAGATTGTCAATCACTTGTGTATTTACATCCGTGGGGTCAGGTGTTATCTTAAAAATACCATATTCTCCACCAATGTTTATAACAGCAATCAAAGAATTCTGGCCGTCGTTGGTGGCGACGATATTGGTTGTATTGAAGCCATAGTATCCATTGTTTACACCGAGCCTTGCGATTGTGGAAACTGTTTCATTGACAGTGTTTATCATACGCAAGGTTTGGTATGGAACTGCACCACTTAAATCTGTCATCATCCTGTCCTCTACTAAAAAGATTTTGCCACTTGCGTCGGCACAGGCGGTGACTGTGGCTGCAAAGGTGGCAGAAGAAAGAGGTCCATCTATCACTGGGTCTGACCCTGTGACAAGTGTTGCCGAGCCAGAATATTCCACATAAGTTTTATCTACAGCCACTTTCATAATCTTACCTGTATCAGCCCCAACGCCAGGAATTGTATAAAGGACATCATTGGAATCAATCACAAGGAGTCTATTGCCAGTGACACCAGTCACATGCGTCGTTACTCCAGTGACAATATTATTCATAGCATCTATGAGTGCATTCAGTGCCGCTAAAGCTTCCGCCGCCGACGCAGCAGCAGCTGCAGCCCTCGCTGCAGCGTCAGGGAAAAAGCTCGTGACACCTGGCACGAGAAGTTTGGCGGCAGCATCAGCCGCAGCGGCGGCAGCGGCATCATAGGCTGCCTGTGCCACTGCAACAGAAGTTGCTGCGAGTGCAAGGGCCTTCTGTTGTTCCGCTGTGGCAGCATCCGTTGTTATATCTTCATTTGCGATAATTGCTTGTATATCACGGTATATTATATCAAAATGTGTTTTACCATTGCGAATATAAAATGTTTTCGTGATATCGGTGGATATAGTTCCTTCAATCACGAATTCATAACAAGGAGTTGTTCCATTGCTCGCCAGACCACTCAAGGTTTTATATACAATGGAATTATCTTCGATGCCGCTTCCAAATAGAATATAGTTGTTCAGAGTCCACGGCCCAAAAAAAGAAAGTTCATTATATATATTATATACCCCCCCACCCAACCAGCGAATCCGCTGTTTTCCATCGGCATCTGTATATACAGATTCTGCAGTAACCGCCAAATCGGTTGCCGAGTTATAGACATATGCCTCATAAGGCTTTCCAATATTTTCCGTGGCATACATAATCTTAATACTGCGAACATTATCATTCCAGTTCAATCCGCTTGTATTAAGCGACTGGAAACTCGGTGCTGTTTGTGTAAGAATTTTATACAAACCCCCATAGTTCACCTCACTGAATATAGCCATTTTCAAATTGGAAGGAATCGTGAAGGAACTCAGCGTCCATGTGTCAAAGCCATTGACATACCGTGTTCCACCATATTGCCCTACATAGAGGAACAGACCAGAGCCGCTCAAGCCAATATTCTCATATCCTGTTACACCATCACCGAACTCTGCTATCTTCACCCATAACTCAGGATTATCACTAGGGGATTTATTTGTTATGGAAGAAGGGGCTACTGTTCCATTCGCCTGTATAGTGGGACCGGCTATACACATATATACACAGCCATCTGTAAAATACACTGTATTGCCAGCATTATATGTAGCCGAATCGCTGTAGATAGTGGGAGAAGTATCAGGTATAATCGTAGAAGAGCCAAGTTCAAATGAATTGCCAGGTGTTATCACTTCAGGAAGAAGCTCATCGTTGAATAACATCATTCTTGCACCGGCAGCAAGGTTCAAAGGAACATAGCCATCGCCCGTATATTGGCTCGCTTGTGCATCTTGTGCAGCAACTAGGAGAAGGCGAACAGATTCCGCCGCCGCCTCTGCAGCAGTGGCCGCATTTCCTGCAGTAGTTGTTCCAGCGATTGTGGCCTGGCTACGAGATTCCGTGGCGAATCCGAGGACTGTGTTATAGGAAGTATATAAGGCGGAAACGGTGCTCAACGAAGTCGCCGCCGCCGCCCCCGCAATTGCGGAAGCCGCTGCCGCAGCCGCCGCTGCCTCTGCTGCTGCCTGCGTCGCCCCATCTGCAGCCGCCAAAGCAGCATCCAGAGCTGTCTTGCCGTTTTTAATATAGAAGGTGGCACCGGCCGCCTGATTGATATAATTTCCGAAAGAAATCGTAACAATGCCCGTAACAGGGTCGCAGACATAGGTTTGCACGATATCAGGCGTCTGAATACCCGTACCAAACGCCGCAAAGGAATTGAGTAGGCCCGTGCTAATGCGAGGGTCATCCAAGCCCGTGGGTGTCGTGAATCTTATAATTCTGTTGTTCGTTCCAGTCACAGGAAGGCGTGTCAAACTCAAATCCGTCGCCGCATTAAACACCAACACACCCTCTGACACCTTTACCCAAACGCTAGGAAACACAACAGGATTTTTTCCAGAAATCGTATGAAGCGTCAAGCACATATACTTGGAGTCTGTTGTCGTAGGATAGGACACGATGTCTCCCACGTCATAGGAAGTCCCTACTGCATACACACCCATATCCATAGGAGTGATTGTGCGGGTTTTCAAGGTAAACGGCACACCGCTCGTAACTGTTGCAGGCACATACTTTGTCATTAGAACGTAATCATCCACAAGTGCAGAGTAAATGAAGCCGTTCATCACATCGTTCAGGGCAGCCCCCTCTGCAGTCAATGCATCCTGAGAAGCACTTGCTGCAGTAGTAGACGCATCCAAAGTCGCCTCTGCATCCAAAAGTGCTTTCTGAAGAAGGCCGTATTTCAGCTGGTCTTCTGCTAAGCGTGCTGCAGCAGCCGCCGTCGCCGCCCGCAAATTTACGATTTCTTGCTGAGTAGCGCCAGCTGCCAACGCCGCCTCCTCCGCCGCCTTTGCGGCATTCAAGGCGGCAGTATCGGCATTCACAAGGGCCAGACCTTTCGCCACCTCTGCCTGGGCAGCGTTTTTGGCCAGTAAATCGGCAGCCTTCTTCGCCTGGGTCGCCGTATTGGTTTCACGCACTAAATCCAACTCTAGAATGAACGCCGCAATAGGGTCAAGGGCGGCCACGGAAGCCACATACGCCGCCTTCGCCGCATCGTATTTGATTTTCAGATTATCACGCTTCACAGCCGCAGCCGACGACGCATCACGCAGCTGAATTATATCATTCGCACCAGAAGAAATCGCATTATCTAGACGCCTGGCCGCAATCACATAGGCCTCGGCCGCAAGAGTATAGGAATGCTCAATGGAATCCAGATATCTCTTCTGTCCCGCCACCGCCGCCGCCTTTGCAGCAGAAATCTGTGCGTCCTTTACCAATAACTGGTGCGCCTTCTCAGCGGAATAGATTGCATCCTGCTCAGGCGAAATAGACAGGCCAACTGACAAAGTCGCAATCACATCCTCTAACACCTTTACCTTGGAATTCAGCAAGGACATATTGGAGGCCGCCGTGTAAAACGCCTCTTGTAGTTTATGCGTGCTGTTTCCATTTTCAGTAGCCGCCTGTAAGTTCGCCTTTGCTCCCAAATAAATGGAATACGCCGTATCATACTCGCCTTGTAATACAAGGAGTGCCGCCTTCTGTTTATTCAAATTGTTCAGCAGCTCCGTATTTTTCTCGGCATTAATGGTGGTCATTGCCAAATCATAGGCGGCAGCTAAAATTGCGGCAACATTCGGGTCAGCTACAGCACCCGCCTGGGCCGTATTGTATGCGTCCGTGGCCGCATTGAACGCACGTGTTGCCGCCACTAAATCAGCAGCCGCCTTTTGCTCAGACGCTAAAGCGACTTTCAGATTATTGCCAGATTCCACGGCGGCGTTCAGACCAGCAGAGGCAACATCGTATTCTTTCTGGGCAGCCTGTTTATCAATTGTGGCATTATTCAAGCTTATTTGTGCTTGTGTAAGATTTATGGTAAGCAGATTTGATTTAGCGGCTTGTATCTCTGAGCTTGTCTCCGTTCTCTGCTGAACGATTATCGCCGTTGCGGCAGTGAGCTTGGCAATGGCGGTTTGAATGAGCACTGTATTTTGCACATTGGTGCCTGATAAATCGGTTATGGCTTGAACCTTAGCGGCCACGGCACGAGCCTCCGCCTGTTTTGCAGTGGCCAACAGATTCGTTGCCGTCTGTAAGCTTTCTTGTAGTGCCTTGATATCCTTGCCGCCATTTACAGCGGTAATCAATTGCTTATACACCACGTCATAATCCGCCTGGGCTTTCTCGGCGGCGGTGGCCGCTTGAGCGGCGGCGACGGTTTTATCTTCTGCGGCCTTCTCTAAGGCGGCGACTTTCTGCTCCTCCGTGGCAGACCTCGTGCTTACCATGGCATTGTCTATCACGAGTTGTGCATTAGGGTCTTGTTGCGCCGCCACTTGTTGTTCCACGAGGGAAATATTCAGGCATGCCGAGTTGAAGGTCGCCGTCGCCAGGGCAGCGGCGGCGTCTGCTACCGCCTTTTGGAGCACTTGAATACCCTCGATGGGCTTCCCTGACGTAACGGCGGTTTTCAGAGAAGAGGCGGCCACATCATACTCTGCCTTTTTTACACGAGCTTCTTCCACTGCGGCCTTCGCCTTCTGATAGAGGGCAGTGACCTGATTCACGAGGTTATTGGTTTTCGCCGCCATCGCCTGGTCCGCCTGTAAGAGGGCGGCGGCACCGAGCGTATCAATAATATTCTGAGAGGCATTGACATTCGTCTCGGCGATTACTTTGGCATTATGGGTTGTGGTGAATTGGGTATTGGCCGTATTATATGTGTTGCGTTTCGCAGTAAGGTCCGCATTGAGCTCTCTGATTTTGCTCAGCTCTGTTCCACTTGTAATGGCGATATCCAGAGCATTCTTTGCCAGCGTATAATTGAGCTCGGCCATGTCGAGTGCCGCCTTGGAATTGTTTTCTGCAATAATGGCCGCATATAGAATCATGGCGAGTTTATTTGATTTTGCGGTTTGAACGGATTGTCTATAGTCTACCACGGCGGCGGCAAAAAAATCTTTCGAGTTCTGTTCCTCCATGACATCGCTGAAACGGGCGTCAAAGTCAGCCTGTGCTTTTACGACCGCCGCCCGCTTTGCATTCTTATCCGCAAGTGCAGCAGCAGCCGCCGCACTCAGACGCACATAATCGGCGGGAGAGGCCACGTCCATCAGTCGCTTCGCGATATCATACGAGACGTCCGCCAAATCAGCCGCCTGCTCCAAATTCACAAGCGACACACGGGCGGTATTCAACGTCTTCGCCATGGTCATCGCCTCCGCATTATCAATGATATTGTTTTGGAACGTTGATATACTCGCATTACGTGAATTATACTCGGCCAGAGCACCCGTTGCCCACGCCGTCACCGCGGTGACCGTAGCATCAGCAGCAGTCTTGGCGGCCACAGCGGCGGCGGCGGCAACATCGGCAGCACCCTTCTTCGTATTTGCCGCCGATAAAGCCCCCAAGGCGGCGGTGGCGGCTGTTCCTGTCGTAATCACGGCGAGACGCAGCGTCTGCACTTCCGACAACACGGCACCTGCAGCAATAGCCGCATTCAAATTCGTATTGGCCGATGTATATGCCGCCTGGGCGGCCGTATTGGCCGTGGTGGCGGCAGTAAGTGCAGTAGCAGCAGCGGCGGCAGCATCGCCCGTTTCATTCACATTGGCGGTCGCTATACTAGCACCGAGGGTCCCCGCCGCCCTTTTCGCCGCCACAAGTGTATCCAGAGCCAACTTCTCGGCACCCTGGGCACCAATCAACGCCAAATTAGTATCGGCATATCCTTTTACACAGTCCTTGGATTTCTGCGTTAGTGCAATCATTTCAGAGCGTAGAATTTGTATATCAACCGCCTTCTTCCCTGTCATAATCGCATAATCAATATCAAATGCCACGTTTTCTAGGGCGTGCTGCGTCGTTGTCTTTGTGTCACTCGCTTTTACAAAATCCGCCCATGCTTGAAGGGCATCGCCTTTCTTGGAATTATACGCCGCCTGGGCCAGAATAATCGTCTGCGGGTCTAGGATTTTCTTCTCGGCATCCGTGAGCTGCTTTGTTAGGGGGTCAGAGGCGGCATCTGCGGCTGACTTGGTTGCGGCAATCGTCGTCGCATCTGTCTGGGCTTTGGCGAGGGCGGCGGCAGCTGTAATGGAATTGGCGGTGGCGGAAGAAAGCACGGCCTCGGCGAGTTTTTGTTGGGCGGCAGCGAGTGCTTGCTCGTTCGCTGCCTTCTTATTGGCGAGTGTTTGTAGGGTGGCTGCGGCCTGATTAGACAGAGATGTGGCCGTGGCTGCGGCAGCGGCTGCGGAGACGGCGGCGGCGCGCTGGAATTGTATTTCGGAATCCGTGCTGCCTGATAAAATCGCCTCTTCCAAGGCGGCTTGAGCGGCGTTTGCAGTAGCCTGGGCATTGGATGCCGCAATAGCCTGTCTGGCATTCTCATTGACGGCGTTTGTATAGAATGTCTCGTCTTGGGTGGTAAGATAGGCAGCCTGCTCCCGCTCTTTCTCGGCCATGGCGGCGTATAAGGCGGCGGATGCGGCGGCGGCAGCACGAGAGGCTGTTTGTGCAGCGGCGGCGGCAGCGGCCGCAGCAGCAGCAGCAGCCCGTTTTGCCGATGAGCCTGAAGGAGTATCTACCGCCAGGAGTTGGAGGCGAATGGCGAATGTTGTTCCTGCAGGTATAACCACGGTCTCATTATTTCCCGTTTCTCCCGCGCTTATATGTGTCACAGGCTGGGGAAATGTGAATTCCAGGCGTATTTCCACCTTATCGTTTTCCATGAACATCCACGAGCCGGTTCCCATAGGGTCGGCTTCATGACACACGTAATTGGTTTCAAACAGTCCAGGAATCTGGGTTCCGTTCGCCTGGAAATAACGCAGAGGATTCAGTGCAAGCATGGAACGGAACATGGCATCCACGGCACCCATATCCACCCCGCTAGACGTTGTCAGAAGCTCTTCCTCGTTGAAAGAATCCACAATCATTTTGGCGACGGCTTCTGAATCTAACATACACTGGGCGTCTTCCAGATTATAAATAATGTTCATTGTAGGTGCGGAAGAATTTCCGTAACATTTGAATAGGACATAGGCCATGACTAAATCGTTGGCGGTAACTGAGCCTGTCTCACGAGTTCTGGAATCTCCATTTGCATCCAGAATATAGGAGCTGAAGTTCAGTCCATCCAGAGTTCCGTCAATGTCATTGTATGACTTATTCAATGACGCCTTCAAGGCATCCACGAATTTTAGACCGTCGACTTCTGGCACGAAGTGGCCTATCGGACGAGGGGCTCCAGATTCCCTTCTCCATACGAAAAAGGTATTGAGGTCATCTACGGACATGGGAATTTGAACTCTGTGCCCAACCAAGGTAGATTCCGTGAAACGGATGGCGTTATTCGCCAGACTCATGGAAAGGGATTTCTTATAACGAACCGTTAAGGCAGGCATCCCTATA